TCTGTCGTTGCTATAGACCTATTTATAATTATCTTCGCATCAATGCCTGGTCTTTTGCGTCATCATCAGAGAAAATAGGAACTGCATTGCTTTTGTGTAGCGTACCAATGCCAATCATCTTGTCGCCTGTGTAAACTTTACCATGAATTGGCTTAGTACAACTGTCACCAGCTGTGGCTAAACTTGGATAGTTAGGCGTTTCACGAACGTGTGCTTTTGGAGGTTTGTATGCTTCTACTGTCTTAGGCTTTTTGAAACCTTTAGAGAATGAAGTGGTTGGCAAATTATCAAGCCATTGTTGATACTCTGCAACTTTCTTTGCAGGAGTTTTTTTCTTCTTTGATTTTTGATATGTGTAAATCAGCATAATTTATCTATATTCTGTCCAGGACGATTCATTCTACGATTCATTTCAATACGTGCTTGTTCTGTCACTTCACGTAGATGTTTAACTCTACGTTCTTCTAGTCGCAATTCATCTAGTCTACGTTCTGTATTTTTAATTTGCATTTTCTGATATATCTCAGCATTGTATTCTGCAATTCTATTAATAGTTGTCATTTTTAATTAAACAATAAGTTGCGTTAAGTGACTAGCATTACCAATTTCGCCAGAAAAAAATGAATTGAAAGAAATACTAATTCTTTCTTTCTCTTCAATTACAGAAGGAACTCCATGTTCTAAAGTAGAAGGAAATAATAACAAAGTTCCTTCTTCTGAAGGTATTCCACATATATTTGTAGTCCATTCATTTAATTGTGTGGGTTCAATACTATATGATAGATATGGCACTTTTCTACAAAAAAATATTTTATCGGAGTCTTTATTTGTACTAACATAAAAAACGCCACTAATAATTGAATTGTGATGAAGGTGTGTTTTGTGTTCACGCCCAACACTTGAATAATTGACCCACGATTGTGTGATTTTCAAACAAACATTTGTAGATGGTTTGACTGTTTCTTGAAAAAAATCATTCAATGCTTTTTCAAGAAAATTTTTCAAATCTTTCAAACTAGTTTCTTCTAAAATTTTATTGTTTTTTGATTGTGTTACCAAATCTTCAGAAAATGTATTTCTGGATTGATTACAAATAAATTCTTTTTCGCTAAAAGACAAATCTCTTCCGAGAGTATATTTTGCAACTGGAGTGGCGAAAATTCCAATTATACTTTTTTCTGATGAATTCATTATCATTTTAACACCAAAAATGCCAACATGATGCTCTGCAAGAAAAATCCAATGCCGTTTGACAGCATATAGAGTTTGTCTTTCATAATTGCAGAACGAATAAAGAATAGTAGCAAACCACTCCAAATTAGAATCACCATACTTAATGGAGGCAATACTGTTGGTTCACCTTTAATTGCTAAGTAAGTCACAGGTACTGTGGATCCGTGGATTAAAATCAATCCAATCCAACCACAAATCTCACCAAACTGACGTACAATCCAGTTGTACCATTCTGTTACTTTAATCACTTCAAATTTCTTTCTTAAGTAGTTTAAGAGTTGGTCTAAATTTTTGATAGAGTCCGACTTCACGTCCATATGCTTCAATCTCCCATAATGATTCCCAATATTCATCACCTTGATATTGTTCTCGTTGGAACGTTACCAAGTTCCCTCTTTCATGGAATTTTAATTCACCTTTAGCATATTGCTTAACGTGAACCATTTCATGTGCAAGACATTGTAAAACACGCTTGCCAAGTTTATTCCATTCAAGATTAATTACAAACTGCTTTTTGTTTCCTCGTTCATCATCTTTAGGAAATGCTTCACCGAGTATCTTGTTCTTAACGTAAAAATCTTTTATGATGTTTACGTTGATTTCTAATGTATTTGACAACCTGTCACTCATCAAACGACTTGCATAAAAATGCGTAGCCATCTTTAAAATCTTTCTCTCTTTCGGTGTCAAGGTTACCCCTTTTGCCCTGAGAATGAGTTTCATGTTGAGTCCCTTTCTTAACAATATCTATTATAGTACAGTTATGGTATCTTGTCAAGAGATATTTAGGGAAAGGGGTGTATTTCACATTATGAAATTAAACCTTTAGATTGCCGAAATCTCGGTTTTTCTGCATTCGTTTGCCGAAACCAGACTTATCGAATACGGGTTTATCCTCTTCAATCTGCCCACTATCGGAAATGTTAGTCTGCGCTGACTCTTCTGCATCATACAGTTTCATTTTCGCTCTGTCAACACCAATCACAAAACGCTTGTTTGTTGTTGGGTCGCTGTAACGATTCTTCAATTGCTTGACCATAATCTGATTCAACTCTGCAAGTTCTTCGGTTGAAATCAAAGCAAACATCAAGTCTGCTGTGGCTGGCAGACCAAACGATTCTGAAGTATCTTCAAGTCCAACGTCAGAGTTTGTATAACCACTTCTCGTTGTCTGTGTAGCTGATACGACTGGCACTTTATGTTCAACTGCAAGCCCACGCAATTCTTCTGCAATTGCTTTAATGTATGTGTATGAGTTAATAGAAGAACCCATCTTCATACGTGCGGAAGAACAAATGTTCAGATAGTCAATGTAAATGATATCAGGAATGAATTGACGTTTCAACTTCAACTCATTCAACAAATGCGAAAAGTGATTTACGTTTGCACTAGCGGTTGGATATTCTTTAATGATTAGCTTGCCTTTAGTCTTCTCACGTAGAGTTTCAACTTTCTTCAAGTATGCTTCTTTAGGCATACCAATCAATCTATCCAATTCAACGTTCATCAAGTTAGCATCGATACGTTCTGCAATACGTTCTTCAGCCATTTCCATTGTAATGTAGAGAACGTTCTTACCCATCGTTAGATTGGCTGCGGCACAATGACACATAAACAAAGATTTACCAACACCAGTACCAGCAAGAACGATGTTCAAAGACTTTTCTGCAAGCCCACCCTTAGTGATTCTATTCAGATAGTCGAGGTCGAATGGGATTCGTTTTTCAACTTTATGATAGAAATCATATCGTGTTTCTGCGTCATCAATAAAATCGTGACCAACGTGATTATCAAAAGAAACTGAAAGCGCATCTGCTAGAATTTTAGGGATTGAACCTTTATCAAGTTTTTCTGTATTGTTCTTGTTCTTGTCATCAAGAATCTGAATGCTTTGCATGATGCCATTGTAGATAGCTTTTTCTTGACAGAAATCTTCTGTTGCGTCAATCAACCATTTAGTATCTGATACTTCAGGATCGATTGTGATTTCTTTAACAAGTGCAACAGTTTTCTTGTGCTGGTCATCAGTTAAGTTTACTCTCTTGTCAATCTCAATGACCAACGCTTCTTTCGTTGGCATTGTATTGTACTTGTTTACATAAGTTTGAATCTCATCGAACAAAAGTTTTTCTGACGATTCTTGAAAATATTCACCTTTAATAAATGGTAATGTTTTTCGTGTGTACTCTTCATCCAGTAATAGGTGTTTGAGTATTTTCTGTTCCAAGTTCATTCTTATACCTTTTCTCTGCTTCGTCTAATGCGTGTTTCAGCAAATCATTTAAAATTTCACCAAGTCGTGATTCAAAGGCATCATTGCCTTTGAGTTCTTGATGTTCTTCACTTATTATATCATAGTTGAAGCCGATTGAATAGGTCCCGTCAGGATTTTCTTCTTCGGAGAAGTTAATCTCTCCGAAATGAAATACCGTGTCTTTGAAGTCGCCAGCGGTGATTTTGATTGTTGCGACAACATCTTTATCTTTGTATCTGATATCGCTTTCGGTAATCTCGTATGTTTCAGTAACGTTCATTTAAATTCCAATCTATACCATTATATTTTTTTTGATTTCAGTTAGAATAAGTTTTGATGCTTGTGATTGTTTGAATCGTGCATATCTTTCTGCAAGTGGAATCCATTTTTCCCACTCGTTTGCCCTAGAACATGCGTTTGCATATGAGTGCAATTTTTGATTCATCTCAAATTTAGTAAATTTTAAGTGTTTACTGGTGTTGAAGTTTACATATCCAAGGTGTTCATTCTTTTTAAGTTCAAATTCATTAACACCCTCTCGTAAAATAAATTCCATATTTACCGGTCGAAACCACCTTGATATATTAAATTTGCCTGGAACAAGGCTTCCAGAATTCATATAATCTGAAGAATCCAAATATGGAGACGATAAAGTTAATTCTACATTAGCTTCGCTAAAAAAAATCCAACCCATTCCATATTTAAAATGAAGTCTATTGTTTATCGATGGTGGTCTGTGAATATGACCAAAAATACTTGAATTTGATACAGCGGTTGCAGTATTATTTTCTATTTTAAATTTACTATGTAAAGTATTTTTTAGAATTGCAATATTTGAAGTTAAATTTTTAAATGCAGGACAATAAAATACATTATTAAAACGATTCTCATTTTCATTGTGTGTCATATTTTTACGCATAGTGTCATATAACGTTAACATTTCACCATCATATAGCATTGACCAATCAATTTCATTCGATTGACCACCAAAATATGGACTCCAATAAATTTCTATAGTTTCATTATCAGTTTTCATTTTTAATATTCCAATATCATTCTGTGGCGTCTTCTTCCGCATACTCTAACACTTCATCAGCAACACCCTCAACTGCATCTTGTCCATACAAGAATTCTTTTTTACATGCTTCATCAATCAATGCTAAGATATCAGGTGTGAAATACTTCTCTGGCTCTTCGTTGATGTTCTTACCGAATACTTTAGTGCCATTAGCAAGTTCATATCGTGTGGATACTTTCTTGATGATACCATACTTCTCTGCAATTTCAAGCAAGCCAAAGTATCTGTCAAGCCCTGTGCTGTATGTAATCTTCACTTCAACTTGAGAGTTCTCTTTAGTCAAACGTGACTTCTGCAACTTGCAACGAACAATGTTACCGACAACAGCAGTACCATCTTTGTCTTTACGCTTAGACAAGTAAATGATTGTGGATGCTGTATACTTCAAGCCAGAGCCACCAGACATTTCTTTAGTTGGGATGTATGCACCAACAACATCATAAACGTGATTTGTTACAAGCAAAGGCACACCAATCTTAGCAAGTTTCAAATTCAATACACGAAATGTTGCTTTAAGAATAGCAGACTTGGTCATGTCTTTTGTTTCTTTACCTTCAGCAGTATCTTCCATTTCTTTAGTAGAAGACAACTGACCAAGAGAGTCGAGAACCATAATCATTGGCTTACGCTTTGCTTCTGATTGTGCTTGATACTTCTCAATGATTTGCAATGCAGTATGACGAAATTTTTGAATTGTATCTGGCTCAGAGATAACAACACGCTTAGTATCAACACCACGGGATTCCATCATTTGTTTTGTAACTGCGGCTTCAGTATCAAAGTAGATAACACCGCCCTCAGGATTTGCGTCAAGGAATTGTTTGACAATACCAAGCACAAAGAATGTTTTACCAGTTGACGATTCACCGGCGAATGCAGTCACTTTGTTGTTAGGCACACCACCATAGATGCTACCTGATAGAACAGCATTCAATGCATATGAACCTGTATCAATACATCCACTATACTCAGCAGATGCGCCGCCCTCAGATAAAATCTTTGTGTCTTCATCTTTCAGTTGGTCAACTAAATCCGTAAAAAAATTGCTCATATATTTTCTCCATACTTTTTCAATAACTCGGGTGAATATTGTCCCAACGGTTCTTTCGCTAATTTTTCGTTACGCTTTGCTAATTCATATTCAAAGGTACGATTGCGAATCTCCGTAGAACTATATTTGTGCTGTCTTACATGATAATACAATTCTATCTCATTGTCAAGACAAAACTGCTTTCCTGTGAAATCTTTACCCATATATTCTTCACTTAGGAAACGAATGTGCATCGTTTGCGTCTTAATGAGGTTGAGTAGGTCTTCTTCACTTTCGTATACCAAGATTTCATCGATATACTTTACCGCTTGCAATTGTACATAACGTTCATATACAGATTGCACAGGTTTGTTTTTGATTCCCGGTCTGTCGATTGTCGGATCAACTTGAAGTGCGACTTTTAGATAGTCGCACAATTCTTTCTCTTGCTTCAACATCGTTATGTGACCTGCATGTAGCATATCAAACGATGAACATTGAAATCCAATTTTCATAATATAACTTTCTTTTTATCCTCTTGTCAGAGTAAGCACCTTGTCAATTTGTTCTTGAATCTTTGCAGTACGATTAGGCCAGTAGATATATTCTTTCTCTGGATTCTTCATCAAGTTAACTAACAATGGCATAATCAATTGCTCTAATGTTTTGAGATTAGCTTTCACTTCAGCTTCCATCTTATCACGGTCTGCTTCTAGTCCTAGTTTACCCTCATTGTACAATGCAAGCATTTCATCTAGTTTATCTTCTACTCTCTGTAAAGATTCTGAAGATTGTGTGATAGTCTCACGTACAATGATTGTTTCTTCTAGTGTGTTTGGGTCAACTGTTCTATTGACTTCTGATTCATCAATTGCACTAAAGCCAAAATCATCTTGTTGTCTGAATGCAAGATATTCTTGCGGTATTGTTCTTGTTGTCATGCGAAAAAACTCTCCAATGAGGAAGCACGTTCGGTTCTCCAACCGATTGTGTTTACGATTGTTTTTAATGGCTCAAGATATGCTTTATCAAACTGCGTATCGTAGTCGATATATTTTTCTACGCCAAACTCTTTTGGTAAGACAGTCAGAATAGAAAATACATTTTCTTGAACGGGATTTGGAACTTTCATGTAACAGAATTTAGTCTTATCGCCATCCTGAATAAGTTGATACTTCTTAGTGAGTTTATACTTTTTCAGAAACGCATTAAACATTATCGCACCACGCACATGCATAGGTGTGCCTTTTGAATATAGTTCCGAACTACTCATGTATTTAGATAAGTCGCTAACACCACGTGGGAATGCAATGTCTTCAAATGGAAGAGTTTTGAATTCTTGTTTGAATGCTTCCACAAAAGATTGAAATTCTTGTTCGTTACCATTCATCACAATCTTCAGAGACTCTTTAATTTTCTCACGACACGACATTGGTGTGGAAGACTTGACGGCTTCAATGCCCATCATCTTTAGCTTTGGCTCTGCGAATCGAACACCTTCAGAATCATACACGTTTAGAATGTAACGCTTCTTTGCAGTCCAGATGCCTTTGTTTGCAATGACCTCACGCTTCATCTGCATCTTCTGGTCAAATGCATTCATGTAGTCTGCTAGTTCTTGGTATGACTTGTCGATGAATGGTTCGAATTTTTCGATACACGCTTTGTTGACGAAATCAACAATCGTTTCAATTTTCGTTTCACTCTTCGATCCGTAGACCATATGTACCAGCGGACCAAGATTGACGTATACAGAGTCCGTGTCCGATGCGATAACATAATCAATATCCTTAGTTTTCAATAGTTTGTTTATGTAACCATTCAACTTCATTTCAATCCATCGAATGGACAATTGACCAGACAGAGTAATTGCCTCTGCTTGTCGAATGTCAAAGAACCTAAAATATTGATTACCAAGTGCGCCATAAGCTGAGTTCAATTGTACTTTCTTTGCAAGTTGCAAGTTCTTATACTTTGAAATCTGATTTGTTATTTCACGTTTACGTTCTTTATCTGTTTCTTTTTCGTAAGCCTTTTGAGCCTCAATCATTTTCTTTTTGTACAATGACCTGTCATCATACATGCGTTGCATCATAGCAGGCAAGAAGCCTTGCTTGTCACGCTTGAAGTAATGTCCATTGGCTGCCATACAATATTGACCCTGCGCTTGATACTCACCATCCAGCAAATTATCAATAGAGATACTTGTGTGGCGACCTTCAACAATTGTTTCAGGTGAAACATTGTACTGCATAATCAAGTGTGGATACAATGAGTTCAAGTCAAACGACACGACCCACTCATGCATACCAACGATTGGGTCTTTCACATAAGCGCCAGCATACTGTTCGTCTTTTGGTGTACGAACATTCTGTGGCACAACAATCTTATCTTCAATCAATTCGTTATGAATCAAAGTATCCCACATGCGTACTTGCGTGAACACATCGGTGTAATTAACTTTGGCGTCATACGCTAGGGCAAGCGCCATGTCAATCAATTGCATCTTTGCGTCAATACGATCCACAAGTTCAACGTCATGGATGTTATACTCAATAAACTTTTGAAAGTTTGTTTTGTATAGCTGGTGCAGACTTTCAACTTCAGAGTAGTCAAGTTTCTTCTCACCAAGTTCTAAGTATGAAATGTGATTGAGACTAAAACTTTCTTGTTGTGAGTAAGTAAACTTCTTGTACAGTTCAATGTAATCAAGAATAGCAATACCTACCAAGTCGAATGCTACCTGTTGTTTGTTATGAATCGTAGTTGTGCGTTCACCGATTCTACGAAATGGTGATAGACGCTTTGCAGTATTTTCGCCCATGAGTCTTGTGATACGATTGTTCAGATATGGAATATCAAAGAATTGAATGTTCCAACCAGTTACAATGTCTGGAGATGTTTCTTCCCACATTTCAATGAACCGCATGATGAGATTGTTTTCATCATGGCACTTCATGTATGTTACATCGTCACGATAGTTATTGAAGTCGCCACAACCAAACACATAGAAGTGTCCTGCAATTTTAAATGTAATTGCAGTAATTGGTTCGCTTGCAGACGCAGGTTCGGGGAAGCCATTCTCAGAACCAACCTCGATATCGATATTAGCAATTTTAATTTGAGATGGGTCGTAATCTACTTTGCCTGGATATGCTTCATTGATATAAACATATGGAAAGTTTGTTGAGCCGTATACTTTGAAGTTGTCAACGTCTTCATAACGTTTCATAAACTCAGTAGCATCACGCATTGTTCCCTGCGATACTGCCGCAAGCGATTGACCATCTAATGTTCGATACTCGGCATCTTTAGTTCCAGCAGGCAAATACAATGTTGGATTGTACTCGACCCTATCATTAAACCTCTTGCCGTTGTTGTATCCACGAACAAGAATGTGATTACCGAGTTTAGAAAAATGCGTATAAAATTTCATTAAAGAATGATGCCTTGTTTTTTCGGTAGGACAATTCCTGAACCGTATATCTCATTATACTTGTTTTCAATCTCAGGCGCAACTGTTACATCATAAATTACATTGGCACGATTGATATCTACCTTCTTCTGTTCTGAGAATAGAAGCATTGGTTGCATTTGGAGATTTGCTTTGCCATTTGGTCCCATTGCGATTCCAAGTAAACATGGATTTTCAATAGTAATTGCAATGCCAGTACGTTCTGTAATATTACCAACGACTTCCTCGCCAGTACTCAATTTTAAAATTCTAAGTTCACCTTGCATAATTTCTCCATAATTAAAAATGGGGGCATTGCGCCCCCATGGTGTTTATTTAAAACGCTCTGGAAAGTTTAAACGTTCCCACTCTTCATCTGATACAGGCCACCAATATGTCATGGGTGAACCTCCCATCCTTCTCTCTTCCATCTTAGAAGCATTAATAGTGAATTAATCATAATACACTTTTTTGCTTTTTGTCGTATGAGGTTGGATCGTTTTTGTATCTTTTTGCATCTTGAATTCCTTCAAGTAATGCCATAAAGAAGTTTTTTAATGATTTCATAAATCATCCTCAGTCAAAAATTGCTTAGATGATTTCTTAGCTTTAGATTCAGTATCAACTGTATCTTTTACTTCAATCTTCTTTGGCTTCTTGTGTTCTGGAATGATTCGCTCTAAAGCAATCTTCAACATGCCATTAATCAAAGCGGCATCTTGAATTTCGATTTGGTCATCAAGTGCGAATGTGCGAGTGAACGCACGATTAGCAATACCCTTGAACAAGAAATTGTCTCC